ACACCATGTTGCCATTTGCAGGCGAAGAAACAGAGCTCGATGATTTTGTTAAATCTATAGAGCCTATGTTTACAACGGCAAATGGAAACCTAATTAAGGAACAAGCCGATTTTGTCAAAGATTGGGAAACAAAGAACACCACACCGAAAACCCAGAAAGCTCCGAAGACAGGTCAAGAATCGACCGTTGACGACGTTGCTGCAACACTTGAAGCATTGCTTGAAAAGAAGTTAACTCCTTTACAACAAGAGCTCGAAGGATACCGCAGAGAGCGAACAACGGAAAGTATCTTTTCTAAGGCTAAAGAGCAGTTCCTTGCTAAAAACAAGGTAGATGTTGAAGATGGTCGCGTGAAACGTATTGTAGATCGTGTATTCACAGCAGCAAAATCTGGTATAGGTGCGGAAACACAAGTCGATGATGTGCTGAAATCAATGAAGTCCGAGTTTGAAGACCTTGTGTCTATAGCGGGTATTGACGACCCGTACATACCCGCAGAGGCTTCAGGAGGACAAGGAGGAGACACCTCTAAATCGGAACATTATCGCAAACAACGCGAAGAACTCGAAAAAGAAGGGTTCATCGAGAAAAAGTAACTTTATTATTAACCAAAAACCAAATTGAACATGAGCACTTATAATTATGGTGTATATGGTTCAGGAAGCACAAGCTACGGCGGATTCGTACCCATTTGGTCGCACATCGACGATAATGGGATTGAAGAGGCTGGCGGTAAATTTTATGTTGACCCCAGCGCAAACTTCGCGGATGTGTATCCCGCAGGGACTATAATCCCAGCAGGAACGCCCGTTGCTCTTTCTACCCCAGGCGGAGACCTCGTTGTCCTCAAAACCTACGAACTTGCTGCCGATATTGACGCTTCCACAACCACAGTACAATTCAAGAAGCTTGGCACAGCCCTCGCTCCAGCCGTTGGTGATTTCCTTATGAAAGCTCCGGCTACCGTAGGAACAGCAGGCACAGGCGTAGAGGTAAAAACCGTTACCGTAGATGCTTCTGGATTTTACGCTATTGATATTTCCGAAAGCGAATTTGGCACAGCTACCGCTGGCGATATATTCGTACAGTGTGACACCTCCGGTGCTGCTGCTGTTATCTACGCTATTCCCACTGGCCTTTTGAGGCGTGAAGTTTACATCAGTGCTGACGCTACGTCTGCCACAGGAGCATCGGTCTTCCATGGAACTGTCCTTGTTGATCGTATACCCCCGCTGCCTGCCTGCGTTAAAGCTGTATTACCAATGATTAAAACAGAGAAAGGATAAGCCATGCATAAATCAGGAGCAAACTATTACGACTTGCTGCAATCAGCAGGTGTAAGGCAAGACAATCTTAGTGCTTGGATTGACGGCTACTTCGCCGACAAGTACAACACTGCTATGTGGGAAGGCTTTTCTTTTGACCTGTTCCCAATGATGAACTACACTTACGAACAGTTCCAGAAAGAACTTCAAGTAAATGTTATGGCCACCTACGTGAACCCCGACTCTCAGGCTAAAGCTCGCTCAACAGAGGGCTTTGAATCTTTGACGGGTACTATCCCTACGCTGGCCGATAAACTCATCTACGATACCAAGGAAATTCGTGACTTAATGCAAGCTTCCGCATTCCAACCTAATGCAACAGTAAAACAGGCAACTGCTTTATTGTACCGTAAGGTTGACAATCTTTTGAGCTCGCACGTGAACTCTATCACCTACCAAGTGAACCAAATGAAATCTAACGGGAAATTGTCTCTTCTGAGCGCCAATAACCCGAACGGTATTCAGAACATTGAGTTCTCCGCTAATATCCCGACCGCCAACACGACCGCCTTAGAAGGCGACTATAAATGGTGGACTGATTCTACCCACGGAACAGAAGGCACTTCGGCTGACCCCATAAAGAACATGAAAGCAGAAATCAAAAAACTGCGAAATGTTGGTGTCACCAATGTTGTTATGGAGGTTGAATTTAACACTTTTGAGGACTTGCTCGAACACAGCAAGGTTCTGACAGCCATCGGGTATAACGCCTATCTTGGTGCTGCCGATGCTTCTGCCGCCTTAGCCATAGGTACAAGCCTTGGAGAAGATGCTCGCAAAGCTACTCTGCAACGCATCCTTGGTTGCCCCATTAATGTTGTAGACCATGTTGCTTATGTTGAGTCATGGGATAAAACCAAGATGGCTATCACCAAAACCCAGATGAACTCGTTCGCTGAGGATGTTGTTGTCTTCAGACCTGCTGGTAGTCTTGGTGTAATCAAACACGTTATGCCGCTTATTCCTCCTACTCCTAATGGTGGTGCTATCGCTCAGTACTTCAATGGCTCTTTGCTGTTGAAAATCGAAAGCGACTTGAACACAAAAGTTCAGTACTTCAATTCAGAGCAGGCTGTTTTGGCGGTTATTGACAAACCTAAATATGTATATCGCTTAGAAGTTCTTTAAGCTATGACCATTAACACGTACCTCCAGTCAGCCGTTATCGGAATGTCGATATCAGATGCGCAAGTTGAGTTTGTTATCGCAAACGTTGACGGCCTTGTAAGCGGAGCAGAGCTTTCTACTGTAAGCGTACAGCAGAAAGACCTTGCCCTCGCGGAGGTTCTTTGGTTAGTTGCCCGAAGTGTTGGAGGTGGCTCTTATTCGAAGAAAGTAAACAACAGACAGATTGCCGAAACGCTCGGTCGCTTAACAAACGAGCAGCGTCTAAGCATGATAGACGAAGCAAACTCTCTTCGGAAGAAATACGGTCTACCAGCCTTTCAGGAAGGCAATGTTATTTACGATGCTACAATTTTGTGGTAAATGATTGTTAAGAATTACATAGAATTTGATGGTAATTTGTTGGTTTTCAACAAAACATACCTGTATTTCCCAAATCCTATTGTTAATTCTGGCAATGACCGATTCTTTTATCCTCACATATGCGCCATCTATCGTAGTGAAGGTCAGGTGGATATCTACGGAAACGAGCTGTTCACTGGGCTCTACTACGGAGATTGCGCTTACGAGTTTAATCCGAATGGGAACACAAAATTGCAGGGCTTGACGTTTCAAGCCGACTCTTTCCTGTTAATACCCTCTGTTGATATTCTTTTCCAGATTAACGATATGGTGATGATAGAGGCAGAGAACGGGAGAACGGTCAAGGCAACCGTAAAGCAGTTTGAAACTGTTGAAGAAGATTGGATATCAGGGACAACGCTGTGGCTAAAACAGGCAATGGATGAGTAAGTTCACAAAACATAATCTGGACGTAATAAAGTCTAAATTCAAAGGCGACAAGAGTAGTGGCATCGCAAGTGATAACTCTATTCAGCTTTTAGGACAAATTGCCGATTATGTGATGAAAGAACAATACGGAAACATTCCTGTAGACACGCATAACCTTGCAGAAGGCACAGGCATCGGTATTTACTCAAACGGTGTTTTGCGTTCTTTCCGTTATCCATCAACAGCCACTGTCCCACGCAGGAAAAGTTGGGGGAAAAATCAGTTGTCAAGAGCATTGTCGGCTGGTTCAACCCGATTTGCAGACGGTCTTTGGATTGTAGCATTTTCAACACAGCCCTACGCTCGTTATGTGCGAAGAAAAGGTTCGACAGAAGATCGTGGAGCTTTCTTTACAGAAGACTTCGTCGGCGAGTTTAAAACACAAGTATTGAGACATTTTAAATTACACTAAATGGTATCGTTAAACATTGATGCTTCAACACCTTTGAAGAGTCTGATACAGGCTACGACCACAGACACGACAATATACGTGAACGGTGCTCTGCCGAGTTCTAATCTTCCTGAGGAGTTTATTCTGATAGAGCCGAATGGCGGTATCAGGACTGTGGCAACTAAGTTTGGCAATGCCTTGTGTACGATATCTGTTTCTTTATATGTTAAACTCCTGACAACAGGGCAAACTAACACGGTCAAAGAAGATATATTGATAGGAAAATTCCAGAGTCTTTTCGCAGACTCTATATCCACCACGTCTGGAGACGACAAGTTCTTATATGAGCTTGGAAGTAACCCAGTGGTGTATTCAGGTCGAAGCTTGGTCTCTGGATATTCAACAAAAGTAATTAATGTAAATTGTTTTATAAATTATTAAGCTATGGCAAATACTATTGGAACTCTTGATGTAAGTGTTGGTGGGTGCTTTGCGGGTATTGGCGAATTGGTCGTTTTCGATTCTTTAAGTGATGCTTCGTATGCTTCTGCTAAGCTTTCATCGTTCACTGGTGCAGTCAAGGTTCGCCCGTTGTATAACGGCTCGACCTCATGGACTGGTGATGACCCCGATATCACACAGCTCAAAGATGAAGACGGAAACGTTCAGTGCTCTTATGCTGAGGGTGGAAGTAACTCTTTTGAAACCGTGTGTATGAAGCTGAATCAGGCTCTCACCAAAAAATTCCTTGGCGGTGCGGCTATTTCTGATGCTTCTCTGAGCGATGACACGTGGATTAAATCCTCTGACATAATTGGCGTTGCAGGAAATTATTACACATCTATTATGCCTGTCGCCAAGTTCGACAAGTCTAAAGGTGTGGCGATCGTTTTCCCGAAAGCCTTATGTACGGCATCCCTCGTCTCTCAGGATGACGGTGTTGGTATTAAACTAACTTTTGAGGCTCTTGATATTAACACATCAGACCTTAAACAGTTAATGATTGTTTCTGCTGCTACTGCGAACTATACCCCTTAGTTTTACGTTGTGCAGAATAATATGCAGGGTGGGTGGCTGGGTCTATCCACCCTGTTTTTATTAAAAGTTAATACATAACACAAAGTTTAAAACAGGTAACATTTAGCTTTTCACTATCAAGTATACGATCTTAATATCAAAGAAACTATGTCAGTAACAACAAAAGACAATCTACTGTTAAGGCAAATAGAAAACAACGATGTCGTAGAAACGACTCTTGGAGATAAAACAATACACATCCGAAGGCTCAATAATGCCATAGCGGAGAAGTTCGACAGGTACACAGCAGAAGCAGAAATATCCTACGGTGAAAAGGATTTACTTTTTAATCTGTCGAATAATAGGAAGTTAGTACCAAAATGTGTATCATTGTTGATGTTACACGGATGGTTAAGAGTAAAATTATTTCATTGGTGGCATTGGCGAATGCTTCACAGAAAATATACACAAAAAGAGCTTGGGGAGGTGCTATTGGCTGGATTAAGCTTGGGGGAGTTCAATGGGCTGTTACAGAATATGGCATACCTTCAGGACAACAGCCGCATAATTCAGAAGATGACAAAAGCAAGTATAAGGAATATTCTTCCAGAACTGAAATCGGAAGCAGAAACCAAATCATAACTGAGTTATACGGGGCTATAACACCTTACACGCTGTATTTGTATTGGTGGAAAGACAGCGTTATAAAACAAACAATCATGCTCCTTGACAAGAGCGGATTGCGGCATAAATCAACCATACCACCAGACCCGAACACAGAAATCGACATGGGTATGCCTGATGACGAATTTAACGATATGTTACAAGCCTTTGGTTTCGGCACGCAGGAGAAACCAGAAGACAAGGCAGAAAGAATACGAAAAGAACTAAATAAAATATAAAGCAATGGCTGAAGGCGACAATGATTTGATTTTCTCGATGAAGCTCTCCGTAAACGTGGGCGACTTAGAGGAGGAGTGGAAGAAACATGAGGCTTCCATGCAGAAAGTCTTGGATAAGAATCCACTAAAGGTTAATCTTGTCGTTGATGACGCCAAGCTAAGGGACGCCCTTGCTCAGCTATCAAAGATTAACTCTTTCGCCCCAAAGCAGAGCACGCAGGCTGCGCTGGTAAAGGCCAACATCACGGGTCAGGCTCAGGCTACAAAGATACTCAACCAAGCCGAGATGAAGCTCAACGTCGACAGGGAAAGGCTTAGAGCAAGCACGGCGAGAGCGGACAAGGCCGAGCTGAGCCTAATGAACGCAAGGAGTAAGAGTGTCTCGTCTATCTATAAGCAAAACGATGCTTACAAGAAGCAAAGCACGCTATTAACATCACTCAAGCAATCTGCTGCGGCATATATCTCTGTTATGGGGGCATATCGTCTTGGTAGAAACATTGTCGAAACAACTGCCGAGTTTGAAATGCAGCGCGTAGCTTTGGCTGCTATCATACAAAACAAACAAAAAGCAGATAAGATATTCGCACAAACGGTGGAACTTGGTATACAGTCGCCGTTTATGATTAAGCAGCTTATCACGGCTGAGAAGCAACTATCTGCTTATAGGATAGAAACAGAGAACCTTTTCGACACCACGAAACGCTTAGCTGACATATCGGCTGGTCTTGGGGTATCTATGGAGCGGTTAATATTGGCTTATGGTCAGGTAAAAGCCGCTTCTGTGCTCCGTGGTCAGGAAATCCGCCAGTTCACTGAGGCAGGTATACCTATCGTTCAGCTATTGGCCGACAAATTCACCAAGCTAAATGGTGTTGCCACCACCACGACAGAGGTATTTGACCTTGTATCAAAAAGACTCGTTCCTTTCGAAATGGTGAAAGAGGTTTTTGAGGAAATGACAGATGCTGGTGGTGTCTTCTATCGTATGCAGGAGATTCAGGCAGAGACACTACAGGGTAAGATATCCAACTTGCGTGATGCCATGGACAAAATGTTTATGGAGATAGGAAATCAGGGGACAGATGCTATGAAATCCATCATAGACGGAATCCGTGTCGTTATGGACAACTGGCAGATCATGTTCGGTGTTGCGCAGAATATCCTGCTCGTGATGGCTGCGCTAAAAGTGTCGTCTGCCGCATACTCAGCCGTAATGGGTAAACAGAACGTTGCTGCCTTAAAGACGGTGATGGCCAACAAGCAAAAGGAGGCTTCAATGCTAAGGCAGATAGCGTTGGTAAGGAAATTGACTTTTGAAGAGCAGGTAAGATTAGCAACTTCTGGCAAGCTCCTAATCTCTGACTATAAACAGATGATACTGTCTGGCTCGATCACAAAAGATACTATATACCGATATGTTGCCACCAAAAAGCTTAATGCCGAACAAGCTAAAGCAATCCTCATAAATTCCAGTTTGGCCGAGACGGAAAAAGCCATTATTCTCTCAAGAATTGCATCTGCTTCTCAAATGAATGCAATGACTTTTTCTATAAAAAGGCTTGGTCTTGCTTTGGGAACAGCCGCAAAATCCGCGTGGAAATTTGTCGCTTCAATGGCGGCAAATCCTCTTACGTGGGTTGCTGTTGCTGCCGCTGCTTTGGCGAAGCTTGTGTCGTCTGTGGTGAAATATCACAAAGAATACAAACAGCTGCACGAGGACATGGCTAAAATATCCCGATCAACAGCAACAGAAATGGAGCAGGCGTGGGAGAACGTAAAAGACGTCGTTAGTGCAGGTATGAGTATGGAGGCTGACGAGAAACAAATGGTGTCAGCAAGAAAATCATTACAGGATATCCTTTCAAAAAACGAGCTGATAAAGAATGTAATTGATAGTCGCCTCGAAAGTCTTAT